GAGCACGAGTTTATATCGTGCTCGTATTCAGGGTCGCTCGCTATGGGGTTCAGCCGAAAAGTTCGTGGACTCCTACGTGAAGAGGGATTTAAGTCAGCATTTAAAACTCGTCTGGACCCACAGTCGCAGTCTGCTGAAGCATGGCTTACTACTTCTGGCGGCGGTTACGTTGCTGCCGGTGTTGGTGGCGGTATTACTGGTAAAGGCGCTCATATCCTTGTCATCGACGATCCGGTAAAGAACCGTGACGACGCCGAATCATCGAATGCGCGCGACAGTGCGTGGGACTGGTATACGTCAACGGCGTATACGCGTCTCGCTCCTGGTGGCGGTGTGCTGGTTATCCTTACTCGTTGGCACGATGACGATCTTGCTGGACGCCTCCTTAAAGCAGCTGCAGACAATGGTGAACAGTGGGAAGTTGTTAACTACCCAGCCAGAGCTGAGGTTGATGAAGAGTTCCGACTACAGGGAGAAGCCCTGCATCGTGAACGTTACGACGAAGAAGCGCTTACTCGTATTGAGAAAGCCGTTGGCCCTAGAGACTGGTCGGCGCTGTATCAGCAGAACCCCGTCGCTGATGATGGCGACTATTTCACCCGAGAGATGATTCAGTATTACGACCGCGAGGATGTAGACGAAGACCGCATGCGTTACTACTGCGCGTGGGACTTGGCGATCGGTAAGAACGACCGCAATGACTACACCGTGGGTATCGTTGTCGGTGTAGACGAGCACGACCAGATGTACGTAATGGACATGGTACGTGGCCGTTTTGATGGCTTTGAACTGGTGGAGCAGATTCTTGATCTCTACGAAGTCTGGAAGCCATCAATCATCGGTATTGAGAAAGGACATATCGAGATGGCCCTCGGGCCGTTCCTCGAGAAGCGTGTTCGTGAACGTGGACTGTATGAGGCGTATTTCAAGGACCTCAAAACAGGGCGCAGAGATAAAGAAGCACGAGCACGGGCAATCCAGGGCCGGATGCAACAGGGCATGGTCTTCCTGCCCAGAGATGAAGAATTTACTGGCCCTTTGGTAGCAGAGTTATTGCGCTTCCCGAATGGGGTTCACGACGACCAGGTAGATGCCTTGGCTTGGATCGGTCTAATGATGACCGAGTTCAGCACCTTCGTTGAAAAGGTCGAACACGTACCAAGTTGGAGAGACAGGCTCCCTGGATTACTTAAAGGCGAACGCACTAAATCAGCTATGAGCTCATAACAATGGCATATAACAAACCTAAGATATCCCCCGAGAAGGAAGAAGAAATAACCCGCACCCAATGGGAGCGCTACGAGCGAGCCCGAGATAACGGGCATCTGGAATATGTTCGTATGGCGAAACGCTGCGATGAGTTCTATCGCGGCGATCAATGGGACTATGAAGATGCGATGAGGCTCGAGGACGAAGGTCGTCCGGCACTGACCATTAACACAATCCTGCCAACGGTTAACACCATCCTTGGTGAACAGTCTACGCGGCGTGCTGATATTCAGTTCAAACCACGACGCGGCGGTATAGAAGAGACTGCCCATACTCTGACCAAGTTGTACCTGCAGATTAGTGAGAGCAACAAACTGGACTGGGTGGAGCAGCAGGTCTTCAGCGACGGCCTGATTATGGACGGCCGCGGTTATTTCGATGTACGCATGGACTTTAGCGATCACGTCGAGGGTGAGATTCGAATCACTGCCAAAGATCCACTAGACATACTCATCGATCCAGATGCGAAGGATGCAGATCCGAAAACCTGGAACGAAGTGTTCGAAACCAGGTGGATGACACTTGACGAAATCGAAGAGCTGTACGGTAAGAAGTGCGCAGAGCGGCTGCTCTTTGTTGCAGAGAACGGTATGAGTTTCGGTCCTGACTCTGTTGAGTATCAGGAGACGCGGTACGGAGATACCGAAAATGCCGACGAGTATTTCGGAGCCGGTGTCCCAGGTGACGAAGAATACCGCAACGTGAAGTCGCTGCGTGTCGTTGAGCGCCAGCACAAGAAGCTTGCGCACGCATCTTTCTTTGTCGACCCTGACACGGGTGACCAGCGCCAGTGCCCAGATGCCTGGAACGAGCGCAAATGTAAGAAGTTCGCGAAGGACTACAACTTAACGCTGATTAGCAAGATGGTGCGTAAAGTGCGCTGGACGGTTACCTGCGACAAGGTCGTTCTGCACGATGACTGGTCTCCTTATAACGACTTCACCATTGTTCCTTTTTTCGCTTATTTCCGAAGAGGGCGACCTTTCGGTGTGGTTCGCAACCTACTTTCTCCGCAGGAGCAGTTGAACAAGATTGCAAGCCAAGAGCTGCATATAGTTAATACCACAGCTAATAGTGGCTGGATGATTGAGAGCGGGTCGCTGGTCGGTATGACTGCCGATGACCTTGAAGAACACGGCGCTGAGACTGGGCTGGTACTGGAGTACGCGCGCGGCACCAACGCACCGGCGAAGATTCAGCCGAATCAGGTCCCCACAGGGCTCGACCGCATTGCGCAGAAGGCGCAAGCGAACATTAAGGCCATATCAGGTATCAACGACTCAATGTTGGGCACCGATAGCGCCGAAGTATCTGGTATCGCCATACAGGCCAAGCAGAACCGCGGCGCGATCATGATTCAGGTGCCGTTGGATAACCTGCGAAAGACCCGTCAGTACCTGGCCGAGAAGATTTTGAATCTCGTGCAGACTTTCTACACCGAGCAGCGCGTCATACAGGTTACCAACGAACAGGATCCGCTGAAGTCGCGCGAGCCTATGGTGATTAACCAGATGACGCCCGAAGGTCAGATTATCAATGACCTGACGTTGGGTGAGTACGATGTGGTTGTTGCAACTATGCCTGCACGAGACAGCTTCGACGAGACTCAGTTCGCTGAAGCCATTGCGCTGCGTAGCGCCGGAGTTGCAATTCCTGATGATGCCATCGTTGAGTACAGCCACCTGGCGAAGAAAGGAGAGCTGGCTAAGCGCATTCGCGTGCTAACAGGTCAGGAACCACCGACGCCAGAGCAGGCAGAGATTTTGGCTATCCAGCAAGAGGCATCTATCCAGAAGCTGCAGCTTGAAATTGCTGCAGCCGAGGCACAGGTGCGCAAACTTCAGTCAGAAACCGCCGTTAACGTCGCCAAGGTACAGGACGTTTCTGAGGTTGATCCGCAACTGCGTATGGCTGAACTGCAGGCGAAGATTCAGATGAACCAGGAGCAGCTGGATTTGAGGAGAGAACTCTCCTCTGCAACTAATACCGTTCGCGAAAACCAGTCTCAAACCTCGGCAGCAACTAAGTTGGCAACCGCTGCCTTTCAAAACACCAACAGGACTAATAGGAGTTCTTAGATGAGTAAGAAGAAAGACCAAGCAGTAGAAAAACAGGAAGAAAAAGCACTGGAGTTTGATGTGATGCCAGGGGCTGACAAGCCAGAGGAGGATGATAGTCCTCAGCTGGATTTGAGTTTCGAAACACCGGAAGAAGAGCCGGAAAAAGTTGCTGAAGAGGAGGAAGCTAAAGATCAAAGTGAAGAAGCCAGCGAAGTTGACGAAGATGCCGAAGCTGTTTCTGAAGATGAAAGCGTCGAGCAGCCCGAAGAGGGAACTGAACAGGACGACGCAGAAATAGAAGCCGCGGAAAACGAAGAAAACGCTGCCGAAGTTGAGGAAACACCGGAATTATCGCTCGTTAAGCCTAAGAAAGGCCCAATGGTGCCGAAACAACGCCTCGACGAGGTATTAGCCAAGCAAAAAGCGTTACAAAAACAGCTAGACGAGATCAATGTAGCGAATGAAAAGCCCGAAGAAGCCCCCGAGGCGTACGATTTCGATGCGAAAGAAGTTGAGTACCAAAACATGGTACTGGATGGTAAGACGCAGGAAGCGGTTGCTCTTAGAAGAGAGATCCGCAAAGCAGAACGAGAGCAGCTAGAGTATGAAATGCGGCAAGAGATGTCTCAAACGGTCAACCAAGACCGTCAGATGACAGCTTTGCAGCAAGCCGCGACTGCGATGGAAGAGGCGTACCCCGTTTTTGACCGCAATTCAGAGTCTTTTAGCGAGGAATACACCAACGAAGTCGTCGAGCTACGTGATGCTTTCATTATGAAAGGATACGAAGCCGTCGACGCACTCTCAAAAGCCGTGAAATACGTTGTTAAAGACCGCGATTTAGATCAAACGCAAGAAAGTGCGCCAAGTCTAGCTGGGAAAGCGCAAAAAACTGACGAAGTGGCTAAAAAACGGGCGCAAGTCAGCAAGAAACTGAAAGCCGCAGAAGCTCAACCACCAGAACTTCCAGGTGAAAGCTCCTCTAACCGCGGTGATAACGTTATCGATCTCTCTACCATGACTGAGGAAGAGTTTGATGCGCTGCCAGAAGCTACGTTGAAACGTCTACGAGGTGATATTTTGTAGTGGCTACTAAAAAAGACCCACGATTAGCCCGAGCTGGAGTCTCGGGTTACAACAAACCAAAAAGGACGCCAAGCCACCCCAAGAAGTCGCACGTTGTTGTGGCTAAAGAGGGTGACAAAATCAAAACCATTCGTTTCGGAGAGCAGGGCGCTAGTACTGCGGGTAAACCGAAGAAAGGTGAGTCCGAGCGTATGAAGAAAAAACGCGCCAGCTTCAAGGCACGACACGCTAGGAACATCTCGAAAGGCAAGATGTCTGCTGCCTATTGGGCCGACAAGGTTAAGTGGTGAGGCATATTAATAAACAACCGAGGAAGATCGCTAAAAAGACCGCTCGATATAGGTGACCTATGATAAGAGTCCTCTTAGCGAGTCTGGTTTTTTCCACCAGTCTCGCGACAGGCCAAACGCAAAACAGCCAAGAGGGCTCATTAAACACAAGTAATGTGGACAGCACTGTCTCCAGTAACAACAATACTGAGGACAGGTCTGTCAGTAATACATATAACGGCGCGGGCTCAAGTAGCGATATGCCTGTTTACTCTGCTGTTGCCCCGAGCTACATGAGCAATGGCATCGAGACTTGTCTACAGGGATCAGGATCATCCTTGCAGACAGGTATCCTCGGTATCACACGCGGCGGCTACGCCACGGACGAAGACTGTAACCGACGCCGTGATGCTCGGCTCTTAAATGAGCTTGGTATGACGGTTGCGGCTATCGCCAGGATGTGCGGTGACGAAGACATCTGGCGGTCAATGTTTTTATCAGGGACTCCTTGCCCTATTCAGCAGCAAGGTCGATTGGTTGTTGGGAAGTCAGCATTTCTGCTGATGAAGTTAAACCCATCTTTATACATTCCAGAATACGGTGACGTAAGAATGGTGAGGCGCGCGTTGATCACTGATGCGCCGCCCGAACCCAGATTCACCGATACACAACTCTGGTACAACGCAATCCTTGATATAGGTATCGAATCCGATGAAGAACAAATTGATGATATTGAGTCTGTTAGTAGCAGGTTCCGCAGCTCACTCGACTGAGTTAGACAACTTAATAGATGCGTCCGGCGCGATAGTTAACCAGATCGACTACGGCATAAAGATCGTCGGCGCGGGAATGGACTACGCCCCGACGGGCGCAGGCCTGTCCGACGGCACACTGTCGCAGAACGCGCACATTAGCACCGAACAGCTAACCGCTTACAACGATGCGCTGGCTGGTATGCAGAATTTCCAGCCATATGGATCTGTTCAGGACTTGTTGGAGGAACAGGCTGCTACTGAACTCGCCCTGATGGACAGCGCCATTGGTATATTTACCGATGTGGTGGTGGAAATGATTGCGGTTGTCGAAGTCGCAGAAGTTGCCGCCGAAGCATCTACGGCGGAAGAGCAAGCCGAAGTTCAGAGCTTTGTCGAAGCTGGCGCTGAGACGCTGCAGGTCAGCCAGGAACAGGTAGATACATACAACCAGTCAGTTGATGACATCGAGACTCATGCCAATAACGCGAGCGCATATATCGCTGTTGCTTCGAGCGAAGACGCGGTGGCGTTTCTCCAGACCGGCGCTGAGAACAACAACAGCAACGCTGAGTTCGCGACGCTAAGCTATGACAGCAATAGGCAGTGGGTGAAGATGCAGTGGCAAGGTACGAATAATGCCTCTGCTGTGTATCTGAACGGCGGCA